CATGCAGCAGTTCGGCGGCACCAGGTCCGCCTTCCCGAACCTCTGGGGCGACATCCCCGCGCGACCCTTCCTGGGCATCTCGGCCGAGGATGAGGTTGCTGTCCTGGACATCATCGACGAATGGCTGACGCAGGCTGTGGGCAGCCCCGGCTGACAGCCCGCTTGACCGGCATCGTCCGGCAGTCCAAGCTTCCCCCATCCCCTGAGATCACCGATCTGCCCTGACCCCGCAAACCCTTGCGGATGTTTTCGCCTGGGCTGACCCGCGATTATCCGGGCATGAGCAAAGCTGCCCCGATCAATCCCAACACCGTCCTTTGTGCATCCGTGGCCCTGCCGGATGTGGCCGAGGGCAGCGTGCCCGAATGGGTCCAGCTGACCCCGGTCCTGCAAGGCGAGATCGCGACCTTTGACCGGCGCGGTCCCTATTATCTGAAGGATGCAGCAGCGGTGATCGCGGCCTCGATGGCGCTGGAACGCGGTATCCTGATCGATGAAAACCACGCGACCGACCTTGCAGCCCCAAGGGGCGAAAAGGCCCCCGCGCGCGGCTGGATCAAAGAGATGCAGGCCCGCGATGGCGGCATCTGGGGGCGGGTCGAATGGAATGACGATGGGCGCAGCCTTGTGGCCAGCAAGGCCTATCGCGGCATTTCCCCGGTCATGGAGCTGCACCCCGATCTGAAGACCGTGCGGGTCATCCCGCGCGCCAGCCTTACGAACCTTCCCAACCTGCGCGGCATGAGCGCGCTTAATCAGGAGCAATCCATGGACCCCATGGCAAAACTGGCCGCCGCGCTCGGCCTGTCGGAGGGCGCGTCTTGTGAAGACTGCCTTGCGGCGATTGAGGCGCTGAAGGGCAAACCCACCGGCGATGCCCCGGCGCTGCAGTCGGCCCTGTCGCAGGTCGGCGTGGCCCTTGGCATCGAGGGCGAAGCCAAGCCCGACGCCATCGTCGCCGCTGCCAAGCTGGCGGCGGGCGGCAAGGACAGCCTGGTCGCGCTGCAAAGCCAGGTCACCAGCCTGACGAGCGAGCTGACCACGCTGAAGACCGCAGGCCAGCGGTCCGCGTCCGAGGCTTTCGTCGACAAGGCCATCGCCGACCGTCGCGCCGGGGTCAATGCGGGCAACCGCGCGGATCTGATCGCGCTGCACATGGCCCAGCCGGAGGCGGCTGAAAAGCTGATCACCGGCATGCCGATGCTGAGCGCGACCGGCACCGTCCAGACACCGCCTGCCGCAAAGGATGGGGTCGTCTCGCTGAACGCCGAGCAGCTCGCGGCCTGCGTGGCCTTGGGCATCCCCGAGGAAGACTACAAGAAAACTCTGGCTGAGGAGGCCCGCTGATGACCGCCCTGACCGCTGACCGCAATACCCCCGAACTGGAGCCCGGCGAGCGCGTCGGCCTTCTGGGCGCTTCGCAGACGATCTTCGCCGGATCGATCCTGATGCGCAACGCCTCGGGCCACCTGATCAAGGGCACGACCGCCACCGGTTCCCGTGGCGTTGGTCGGGCCGAGGACGCCGGGGTGTCAACGACCGCCGGTGTCACGTCCCAGCGCTACCGCCCTGGCACCTTCCGCTTTGCAAACTCGGCTGCCGGTGACCTGATCGCCACCGCCGACATCGGGGCTGCCTGCTACATCGTCGACGACCAGACGGTCGCCAAGACGGACGGCACTGGCACCCGCTCCATCGCAGGGGTCATCGACGGCGTGGACGCGCAAGGCGTCTGGGTCCGGATGGATGAACACCTCGCCCGCGCCACCCTGTCTTAAGGACCCCCAGAAATGATCATTTCGCAAGCATCCCTCGACGCCCTTCGCACGGGCTTCAGTGCGGCCTTCAAGTCCGGGCTTGGCATGGCCCCGCTGTTCAAGGACAGGGTGGCGATGACCATCAAGTCCTCGACGGCCTCGAACACCTATGGCTGGCTGAACCAGATGCCGGGCATGCGGGAGTGGATCGGCGCGCGCGTCATCCAGAACCTGGCCGAGTCCAGCTATGTCATCGCGAACAAGCACTACGAGGAAACCGTCGGTGTCGATCGCAACGACATCGAGGACGACAACCTTGGCACCTATTCGATGCTGATGACCCGTCTGGGCGAGGCTGCGGCTGCCTTCCCGGAGCAGCTGGTCTGGGACCTCTTGAAGAACGGCTTCTCGACCAACTGCTACGACGGTCAGTTCTTCTTTGACACTGACCACCCCATCGTTCTGGCTGACGGCTCGACCTCGACCTATGCCAACACGGACGGCGGGGCGGGCACGCCCTGGTTCCTTCTTTGCACGAACCAGGCGGTCAAGCCGATCATCTACCAGGAACGCAAGGCGGCGACCTTTGTCTCGAAGGACCGCGAGACTGACGACAACGTCTTCAACCAGCGTCGGTTCATCTACGGGACCGACCTGCGCTGCAACGTGGGCTACGGCCTGCCGCAGATGGCCTGGGGGTCGAAGCAGACGCTGGACGGCACCGCCTATGGCACCGCCCGCGCCGCGCTGATGGCGATGAAGGGCGATGGTGCCCGTCCGCTGGGTCTGGTTCCGAACCTGCTGGTCGTGCCGCCGTCGCTGGAAAGCGCAGGCCGCAAGCTGCTGAATTCCGAATACGGCACCGGCGGCATCACGAACGAGTGGAAGGGCACTGCCGAGCTTCTGGTCGTTCCGTGGCTTGCCTGACCCTGACTTGATTCAGCTGAGGGGCCGGTTTCCGGCTGGCCCCTTTCTCGATCAAGTCCTTTCCCCCTCTGGAGACCTGCCATGTCCCGCAACCCGAAACCCATTTCCAAAGGTCCGGCACCTGCCAAGACGGACACGCCCGATCCGGCAAGCTCACTTCCCCAGGTGACGCCGGTAACCACCGATGCTGCCAGCGCCGACGCGAAGGCAGCCGCAGAAGCTGCGACGGCATCGGTGGACCCCAATCCAGACGCTCCCGTGACCCCGCCCCCGGTCGAGGCCAAGGCCGATGCGCCCAAGACGAAGAAGGCCGCCCAGCCGGTCGTTCTGCAGATCAAGGGTCCGGCCAATGGCCGCTGGCGCGCGGGTCGGCACTTCACGCCCCAGCCGGTGGAAATTCCGATGGCCGACCTCTCTGACGACGATCTCTTGAAGCTGAAGGGCGACCCGGCGCTGAGCTGCACCGTCATCGGCGCGCCCGCCTGACCAACGCCTGTCGCGGGGTAGCTCAGCGGTAGAGCGCCGGACTCATAATCCAGAGGTCGCGGGTTCAAGTCCCGCCCCCGCAACCACCGCCCTTCGATGGGCACACCAGACCTAAGCGCGCTAACCCCGCGTGAAGCCAAGAATGCCCGATTTGGGCGGCGGCAGGTGTGTCCATCCGAGAGCGGCTTGAATTGAGCCAAAGCCCGAGGACCAAATGCCCTACGTCACCCTTGCCCAGATGATCGAACGCTACGGAGAGCCCGCGCTGATCGCGGTGACCGACCGGGGTGAATTCGCGACCGGCGTGGTGAACGAGGCGGCCATCGACCGGGCCATTGCCGATGCCGACGCGCTGATCGACGGCTACCTGGTGCGCAAATACGCCCTGCCTTTGGCCGAGGCGCAGCCCCTGCTGGTCAAGGTCGCCGGGTCGCTGGTGTTTTACGACCTGCACACCTTTCAGCCCGACGAAAAGATCGTCAACGACCAGAAGCTGGCAATCGCCACGCTGCGCGACATCGCGTCGGGTTCGGTCGCCCTGACCGTCGCCGGGCTGGAGCCGCAGAACACCGCAGGCTCGGGCGCGCGGATCACTGACCGCGACCGGCTGCTGACCCAAGACAACATGATGGGGTTCATCTGATGCTGGCCGATGACATCATCACCCGGCTGAAGGACCGCGTCCCCGGGTTGCAGAACCGCGTCGAAGGTGCGTCGGGCATGGCCCAAGTGCCGCAGGTGACCCCTGCCGCGCGGGTCATCGCCTCGGGCCTTCTGGGCGGGCAGCCGGACGCGGGCTCCGACATCTTCCGCCAGCAGTTCGAAGAGACCGTGTCAGTCTACCTGATCTTCCGCAACGTCCAGGGCGCGGGCGGCAACGAGCTGGACCTGTTCGACACCCTGAAATTCGCGGTGATCGAGGCGCTGGCCGGTTGGGCCCCTGACGACAGCTTCGGCGTTCTGCGCCTGACGCGCGGCCAGGTCGAACGCTTCGAGACCGGCACCCTGATCTACCGGATCGACCTTTCGATCGCCAACCAGCTGAGGATCACTGTCACATGACCAGCCATCCCCTTCCCTCGGGCGGCGGAGCCTTTGTCCGCGACCGTGACGGCACCCTGCGGCGGATCGAGGATGATCCGCTGGCCGGGACCGGTGAAGCCGCCGTTGAATCCCCCATTGAAGGGGCCATTGAGGCTCCCGTTCAACGGGCCAGCAAAGGGCCGGGTCGGTCCGTGAAGGAGTTCTGAGATGGCAGCCGCGAAAAAATGGCGGAAGAAAATCTTCCTGTTCAAGATCGAAACGACCTACGGCGTCGATGCCACCCCGACCCCGGCGGCGAACGGCATTCTGGCGACCGACGTCAAGTTCCAGCCGATGGAAGGCCAGGACGTCAACCGCGAGCTTGATCTGCCCTATCTCGGCGCGCAGGGCACGATCCCGAACGAGCTCCACGCGAAGTTCAGCTTCAAGGTCGAGCTTGCGCCGTCCGGTACCGCTGGCACCGCGCCCGCCTGGGGGCCGCTGCTGCGCGCCTGCGCTTGCGCCCAGGTCGTCAATGCCGGGGTCTCGGTCGTCTACAACCCGATCACCGACAACCACGAATCCGGCACGCTGAAGCTGGAGATCGACGGGCTTTTGTTCGTGGCCCTTGGGGTGCGCGGCACGGCCAAGTTCACGATGAACGCGCAGGGCATCCCCTATATCGAATTCGAGATGACGGGCCTGTTCGTGCAGCCGTCGGACGCCACGCTGGGCTCGCCCACCCTGACCGCGTTCAAGAAGCCGCGCATCGTGTCGTCGACCTATACCCCGACCTTCACGATCAACAGCGTCGCGATGGTGATGCGGACCTTCAGCCTGGATCTGAAGAACAAGGTCGAGAACCGCTTCCTGGTCGGCAAGGAAGAGGTGCTGATCACCCAGCGCGAGGACATGATCGCCTGCCAGGTCGAAACGCTGTCCCTTGCCACCCACAACCCGTTCAGCCTGGCCGCGAACCAGACCACGGTTCCGGTCAACGTGGTCCACGGCACCGGCGCTGGCAACATTGCCACGCTGGCCGCCCCGGCAGCGCAGGTGCAGCGCCCGACGGGCATGGAAAGCGCCCAGGACATCATGGAAACGCCGCACAGCCTGATGTGCCTGCCAGTCAGCGGCAATGACCAGTGGACGCTGACGCTGACCTGAGTTCAGGGGCGTCCGCGCCCCTGCCCCTTTCCCCACCCTGACCCGAGGCTGCCATGTTCAAGATCGCCAAAAATCCCGAATTCACCCACGACGTTCCGATCATGGTTCCCGTCGATGACGGGTTTGAGGAACAAAAGCTGCGCACCCGGTTCCGCGTCCTGCCATCCGACGAACTCATGGAGCACGACTTTGGCACGCTAGAGGGGATCAAGGCCTATTTGGGCGACATCGTGGTTCGCTTTGAAGACGCGGTCGATGACGACGGCAATGCCATGCCCGAGGACGAGACCAAGTCGCGCCTTCTGGGCATCAGCTATGTCCGCACCGGGCTTATGACCCACTACGGCACGGCGCTGCACAAGGCCAAAACGGGAAACTGAAATGGGCCGGTCGCGCCTGGGCAAAGGGCGAGACCGGCGGCGCAAGGCGGGTGACGGCGGAACTTGAGGCGGATGCCAAGTGCTTTGGCCTGATCCTGGAGGGGTTCGACGAGGATGACGACACCGAAGGTCTGTGGCCCGAGCATGAAGACGCCGCCATCGCGTTTCAGCGCGTGCAGACCCAATGGCGTCTGGCCTGCCTTGCCGATGGATCGGTCCGCTATGTCGGGCTGGATTACCCCGGCGTCGGCAAGGCGCTTGAGTTCGCGGGAATCGAAATGACCCCCGCCCTTTTTGCCCAACTGCAAGTGATCGAGGCAGGCGTGATCGACGCCGACGCCCAGGAGACAAGCTGGTGACCCTGACTGCCCGCATGATCCTGCAGATGGAAGCCGCCGAGGCCAAGGCCGAGACGGTCGCCGTGACTGGTGAGGTCAAGAAGCTGACCACGGCGACGAACGACCTTGGGTCGAAGTCGAAAGCGGCGGCCAGTGCGTCGGGTGCCGAGGCAGCGGCGAAGGTTCGGAACGCTGCGGCCAGCCGCGAGATGGCAGCGGCCCATCGTTCGGCGGCGGGGCAAACGGGCAACCTGGTCGCGCAGCTGAACGACGTCACAATGATGATCATGGCGGGGCAGAGCCCGCTGCAGCTTGCCATCCAGCAGGGGTCGCAGATCACCCAGTCCTGGGGGCCCGGTGGGGCAGCCGGGGCCGCAAAGTCGCTTGGAACCGCTGTTGGGGCGATGCTGAGCCCGCTTAATCTGGCGACCTATGCCGTGATCGGCATTACGGCTGCCTTCTTCAACTGGCTGACCGGGGCCGACGAAGAGGCCGCTGCCCTTACTGCGCAGCTTGAACGGCAGAAATCTGCATTGGAAGGCATTGTCGCCGAGACTGAAAAGCTTCGTCTGGCGCAGGGCATGGCCCTTACTGGGGCTAAATCTGAAGACGAGCAGGTTGTCCTTGAAGAGATCAATCGTCTGACGAATGACCGCGCGGCGGCACAAGAGCGGTTGAACACACTGCAACAGGTCGGTTCGCGTGCGGCAGGATTTGCCGAACAAGCTTCGGCCCAGCGCGAGGCTCTTGCCGCCGAAATTGCAAGCCTGGACGCGAAGATCGCGACGCTGGAAAAGCAGCGCGAGATCACGGCGGCAACCCAGCGGAATGCCGAGTTTGCGGAACAGCTCAAGTCCTCAACCCTTGGCGTGAACGCAGCCTTGCAAGCCGCTGACGGCAGCAAACTGACCGCCGCCTTCGGTGCCGCCTTTCCACTTGCCCAAGGGTTGCTTGCAACGGCTCAGGGCATCGTCTCGACCCTGAGTCAGGTGTCGCCGCTTGTGTCGGCCCAGATGGGCCTTTCCGCCGCTGGTAAGACTTATTCGGGCCGGGGGGGTGATCCGCGCACGTCCAACCAGCAGGGCTATGGCGAGTTTGTCTACACCGGGCCGTCGCTGGATGCGTTCAACAATCCGATCTCGCCCGGCAAGGGTGGCGGCGGCGGTGGCGCTGCGCGGGACGAGGCCTCGGCCCTTCAGGAGCTGATCACCAGCCTTGAGGCCGAGATCGCGGCGCTGCACGAGCAGGACCCGATCCAGCAGGAAATGCTGAAGCACCGCGAGGCGCTGGCCGGGGCGACCGAGGCCGAGCGGGCGAAGGTCGAAGAGCTGATCGCCACCCGCGAACGCGAAGCGATGCTGATGGAAGGGGCGACCGCTCGCGCCCAGTTCTTTGAAGACATCGGCACCCAAGCCTTGGATGCGCTGATCATGAAGGGCGAGTCCTTCAACGACGTGTTGAAAGGGGTCATCAGCTCGCTGATCAAGGCCATCGCCCAGGCGGCGATCTTCGGCTCGGGTCCGTTCGGCAGCCTCTTTGGCGGCAAGTCGATCCTGAGCTTTCTGCTGCCAGCGGCGAAGGCCGATGGCGGGATGGTGCAGGGCCCCGGCACGGCAACGTCGGACAGCATTCCAACCCTGTTGTCGAATGGCGAGTTCGTCATCAACGCCAAGGCGACTGCCAAGAACCGCCACCTTCTGGAGTCCATCAACTCGGGCGGGCGCATCGCGGGCTTTGCCCAGGGCGGCATGGTCGGCAGCGACACGCGCCGCCTTTCGGCGCGGGGTGACGGGTCGTCCCTGCCCGGCACGATCTACATGGATCTGCGCGGGGTCCAGGGCGACCTTGCGATTGAGGAAAAGGTCCGCAAGGGCGCGGCGGAAGTCGTCAAGATGTACGACCGCGAAGGTCTGCCGATGTCGATGCAGCGCGTGTCCGGCGACCCAAGGAGACGCGGCTGATGGCTTTGTCCTTTCCCCTGTCACTCGCCAGCTTTGCCGACATTCTGCCGGTCGCGGCCTATTCCTGCGACCTGCCGGAACAGGTGGCCCAGTCCCGCACGGCGGGCGGCGAGCAGCTGACGGCCGACATGGCCGAACGGCTGTGGACCGGGCGCATCGATCTGGGCTGGATGACCAAGTCCGAAGTCGGTCGCCCGGAGGTCCTGATCCAGGTGCTGAAGCAGGGCAACGCCTTCCACATGCTGGACGGGCGGCGGAAGTATCCTCTGCTGGACCCCACAGGGTCGGTTCTGGGCGCGGCGGCCGTCACCATCCTTGCCCTGGGCGGCGACCCGCGTGAGCTGTCGCTGGCGGGCCTGCCTGCGGGATACACCCTGTCGGCGGGGGATTACCTGTCGTTCAGCTATACCAGCCTGTCGATCACCCGTCAGGCGCTGCACAAGGTGGTGGCGACCAGTGTCGTCGCCGACGGATCGGGCAACACCGCCCTGTTCGAGGTGCTGCCTGCCATCCGCCCCGGCGCGGTCGCCGGTGCTGCCGTCACCCTGAAAAAGCCCTTCTGCAAGGCCGTGATGGTTGCGGGCACGGCCACCCCTTCGACCGGTCGAAGCACCCTTTACGAAGGGCTGGGCTTTGACTGGGTCCAAAGCCTGCGGTGACCGAACATGCGCAGCTTTGACGCCGCCACCCTTGCCGCCCTGCAGAACCGGACCCAGGTCATGGTCCGCATTCTGGTCTGGGTGCAGGCCCGCAACCGGTCAACCGGCGCGGTCGAGGCTTTGGGCCTGTGGAACGGCGGCTATGACCGCGAGTTCACCATCGGTGGCACCCCCCGGACCTATGTCGGCGCGGGTGCGCTGATGGGCATCCCGGCGCTGACCTATGAGGTTGGCGTCAACGTCCGGATGCACCGGCTGACCCTGTCGCCCATCGATGCCACGGTCGCCGCCCTGATCCGCACCTATGACAGCCGCCTGGCCCCGGTCGAAATCCACCGGGCAGTGTTCGATCCGGTCACCACCCTTCTGGTCGCCGAACCCCACCGCCTGTTCAAGGGCATCGTCGACGAGCTGGAAGTGCCGGTCGATGCCAAGGGCGAAACCCGCGCCGAGATGAGCGTGTCGGGTTCGGCCCGGTATCTGACCAACACCCTGTCGCTGAAGCGGTCGGATGCCAGCCAGCAGCTGCGATCAGGCGACCGGTTCATGCGCTATGCCGACGTGTCGGGCGAGGTCGATGTCGTCTGGGGCGAAAAGCGCGCCAAGGTCGGGGGTGAGGACAGCAAGCCCAGCAAAAACGGCCCGTCTCGGGGTTCGGGGGGGCGCGATAGATGACCCCCCTGCATCGCCTTCCCGACTGGCGTCCCCGGCTGGTGAGCTTTGTCAATTCGGTCCGCGCCCGGCCCTTTGCCTATGGCACCCACGACTGCGCGCTGTTCGCGGCCGGGGCAGTCGAGGCGATGACCGGGGTCGATCTGGCCAAGGATTGGCGCGGGGCTTACAGCAGCCTTAAAGAGGGACTTCACGTCCTGCGCAACTTGCCGTGGTCGGATGTTTTCATTCCCCAGTCCGACTACGTGCGCAGCCATTACGACGACAGTTTCGACGTCGACGACTGGGTCTTCGACGGAACTGATACCGAGCAGCAAGAGGCCGATCTGAAGACCGGACCGGTGGCGCTGGTGGCCCACCACTTCGAGAAAATTCCACCGGCCTTTGCCCAAATCGGCGACATCGCGGTCATCGGCGAAGTCGGCATTCCCGCCCTTGGCGTCTTTGAAGGTGAGATGATCCTGGTCCTGCGGGAAGAGGGGCTGGGCCTGATGCCCCGCGCCGCCGCCGCCTGCGCCTATCGGGTGGGCTGATGGCTTTCCTCGCCCCCGCCATCGCCACCATCGCGACGACCGTCGGTGCCGCCTTTGCCGAGGGTGGGTTCTTCACCACCTTCTTTGGGCGCATCCTGCTGGCCGTGGCATCGTCCGCGCTGCAGATGATGCTGGCACCAAAGCCGAAGGCACCGGGGATCAAGACCAAGGTCACCCAGACCGGTGGCACCAACCCCTGCGCCTTCCCGCTGTTGAAATACATGACGGCAGGCACCCACGTCTGCCCGCCGATGTCGCAAGGCTCAGCCGGGGGCCACCCGAACGCCTATCTGACCTATGTCGTCATCCTGTCCGACATTCCGGGGGCCAGCCTGTCGCGGCTGCAGGTGAATGGGGAATACGTCACCCTCGCAGGGACCAGCCACCCCGATTACGGCCAGAACGTCACCGGGACGATGGCCAACAACCTGTGGATCAAGGTCTACGACGGCAGCCAGACCACCGCCGATCCGATGCTTCTGACCAAGTTCGGCAGCTATCCCGAACGGCCCTGGTCGTCCGACATGATCGGGCGCGGCCTCGTCTATGCCATCGTGACCTTCAAGTACAAGCGCAAGGTCTTCCCCGGCCTGCCGCGCGTGCGGTTCGAAATGAACGGCATCCCGCTTTACGACCCGCGCAAGGATTCGACGGTCGGCGGATCGGGCGCGCATCGCTGGGCCACGCCTTCGACCTGGGAGCAGACGGTCAACCCGGTCGTCGGGATCTACAACGTCATGCGCGGGATCACCTTGCCGGATGGGTCGGTCTGGGGCGGCAAGCTGCCTGCGGATGATCTGCCGCTGGCCAGCTGGTTCGCCGCGATGAACGAATGCGACGTCTCGACCAGCAACGGGGCAGGCGGGTTCGAGCCGCAGTTCCGCGCCGGGTGGGAGGTCACGGTCGATGACGAACCCGCCGATGTCATCAGCGAGCTTCTGAAGGCCTGCACCGGCCAGATGGCCGAGGTGGGCGGCTATTGGAAGATCCGCGTCGGCGCGCCGGGCGTGCCGGTGATGTCGCTGACCGATGCCGATATCGTCGTGTCACGCGACCGGAACTTTCACCCGTTCCCGACCTTCGCCTCGTCCTACAACGGCGCGCATGCCACCTATCCCGACCCGGAAAGCGGCTGGGAGGCGAAGGATGCCCTGCCCTATTACGTCCCGGCCTATGAGGCGGCGGATGGCGGCCAGCGGCTGGTGGCCGACCTGAACATGAGTGCGGTGCCCTACCCCGCCCAGGTCCGCCGCCTGATGTTTGCCGGGGTCGAGGAAGAGCGCCGCTTTCGTCGCCACGACGCCACCCTGCCCCCGGATTTCGCGCTGCTGGAACCCCTGGACAGCCTGTCCTGGACCAGCACCGAAAACGGCTATACCACCAAGACCTTCGAAGTCTCGGGCCTGACCGAAGACCCGATGACAGCATTGCAGCGCGTCATGGTCCGCGAGCGCAATGCGGCGGATTTCAGCTATCCTTCGCTGCCCGCGCCTGCCGCGATTTCGATCCTTGCGGTGATCCCGGCGGATCAGACCGTGCCCAGCTTCAACGTGGCAGGCGTGTCGATCACCGATGCCACCGGGGCCAACCGCCGCCCGGCGCTGGAGCTGACCTGGGACCCGGAAGACCTGATCGATGCGACCGGTCTGCAGTGGGAAATCCGGGTTCAGGCGACAGGTGTCGTGGTGGCGCGCGGGTCAACCCATGATGTGGGCACCGGCAGCCTTTTGGTCAGCGAAGGGCTGGTCGCCAACACCGCCTATGAGGCCCGACCGCAGTCGGTCACCGAAATGCCGTCGGTCTGGGGCAGCTGGGATTCGGCGACGACGCCGAACACGCTGATCAGCAGACCTGACGTCGGGGACGGGGCGATCAGCGATCAGTTCCAACTGGCACTGTCGGGGCCTTATGACCGGGCCGCAACTCCGGATGGGACAGTGCTTGGCACCCTGTCCATCGGCGCGATCCCGCCCGGCAATGGCTATCGGCGGTTCACCAGCCTGTGGATCCGCGCGTCGGCGGGGAACAATGCCAAGGTCCAGTTGCAGTCGCGGAAGAAGGAAGAAGGCGGGGCCTGGTCGGCCTGGACCTTGATCACGGAATTCTCGCTGGCGTCCGGGGTGACAACCTGGGACCAGCAGTCGGATCAGGGCGGGATCGCCGGGTCGTATGACGATTGGGAATACCGCTGGATCACCACCGCGCGGCCCGGATCGGGCGCTGGGTATGACTGGCTGCGCGGGATGTATCTGACCCTGACCAAGGTGACAAAATGACTGCCTTCGCCTTGGTCAATGCCGATGGAATGCCGACCGGTGGCGGCACTGTGCCGTCCTGGGCACCTCTGCCCGCCGGGGCGATTGAACTGCCCCCCGGCAAGGGCGTCGAAGATCTGTGCGGCCTGCGCTGGACCGGGACGGATTGGGTGGAACGCCCCGTCGAGCCGGTCTGGACCCCATCGCCCGAGGAACAGGCCGCTGGCCTTCTGATGCGCGCCCGCGCCGAGGCTGTGACCCGCGTCAACGCCGAAGTGTCCGCCCTGCGCGCCCGGTTCCAGACTGAAGGGGCGGGTCAGGCCGAAATCTACGCCGACAAGCGGGCCGAGGCTGTGGCCTTTGTCGCGGCGGATGCGCCAGACCTTGCCGATTTTCCCCTGCTGCGGGCCGAAGTCGGGGTCAGCGCCGAAAGCGCCTGGCAGCTGGCGCAGATCTGGCTGTGGAAGTCCGACAGCGCCCGCACCATCCGCGACGCCAGTGAAGCTGTCCGGATGCAGGCCATGGCCGCCATCGCGGGGGCCGCAAGTATCGATGAGGTCGAGGCCGTTCAATGGGCCTTTACCCGCACCCTGAACACCCTTCTTCACCCTGAAATGGAGCCCTGACGATGGCTATGCAGTTTTCCACCTCTGCCCGAAATGCCGCGCTTGACGCTATCGAGACGGCAGTCGGCACTGCCCCCACCCTTGAGCTGCGCAGCGGGGCCGCCCCCGCCGCCTGTGCCAGCGCCGACAGCGGCACCGTGCTGGCCACGATGACCTTGCCGTCTGACTGGATGGCCGCTGCCAGCGCCGGGGCCAAGGCCCTGCTTGGGACCTGGCAGGACATTGCCGCCGATGCGGCAGGCACCGTCGGCCACTTCCGGATCAAGCAGGGTGCGACCTGCCACGTCCAAGGTTCGGTCACCGCGACCGGCGGCGGCGGCGACATGACCATCGACAACGCGGTGCTGGCGGTGGGCCAGACGGTTTCGGTCACGGCCTTCACCCTGACGGCGGGCGGGGCCTGAGCCGATGCTGATCAACCCCACTGTCGGAAAGTCGGTCCGCGTCCTTGCGCCTTTCGACGAAAGCTTCCCCGCGACCTATCAGGTCACGGAAGTGATCACCCAACCCGATGGGCAGATCGTCTGCATTTTGACGGACGATGCGGGCGGCTTTGATCCCGAATATCTGGTCGAGGTGACCCAATGACCCTGTCCACCCTCGACGCCCTTTTCGCCGCGCTGAACAGCAACCACGACCGGTTCATGGTCAACAAGAACACCCAGATCGCCGTCGCGGGGGCGCAAAGCAGCCTCTGGCGCTGCGCCGGTGAACCTGCTCAGGCGGCGCAGCCCGGAACGACGCCAGTGGTCCCGACCAAGGCGACGCTCGGGGCTCTCGCCTTCACCAACCAGACCTCTCCGGCGACGTCTTACCTGGCATGGTTCAATCTGGCTTCCGGCAACTCGGGCGGCGGGATCGAAATCCATGACCGGGTCGTCCACATGGGCGGCCTGTCTATGATCGTGACCACCGCCCAAACGATCACCGGCTGCGACCTTTCGACCATCGGCCTGGCGGCGGAACGTCGGGGCGCGGCGGACTATTCCGACCTGCAGTGGTATCTGGAGCTTTATGCCGACGGCGGGGCCACCGCGTCGAACGCCACGATCAACGTGACCTATTCGGACGGCAGCACCGGCAACCTGACGGCTGTGGCCGTGGGTGGCACCCTACGGTCGGGCCGGATGATCCCGCTGACCCCGCTGATCCCCTCGGCGCAGCAGGGCCTGCGGATTCGCGGCATCAACAGCGTGACCCTAAGCGCCAGCACCGGAACCGCCGGAAACTTCGGCTTTGTCTGCACCCGGATGCTGACGGGAAAGGGCATTCCTCTGGCCAATACCGCCGTGACCCTGACCTGGGCGGACGGCATTCCCGAGGTCGTGAACGACGCCTGCCTGATGATCGCCATCCTGTGCGGCACGACCAGCACCGGCGCGCTGACCGGTCAAGGCAAGATCGTGCACGGGTAAGCCATGCTGATTCTGCGCCGCCATCCTGATCCAAGTCTTGCACTCGATGTCTTCTCGAGCCGCACAGTCGCGGGTCGGATTGCGCGCGATGCCTTCTTTGGAACAGCGCCTGCACTGGCAACTGCTTCGGGCAGCCTTGGGCTTACCGGAACGGCCGCCGCACAGGCCCCGGAAAAGGCGCAGGCCTCAGGCACGCTGGGACTGGATGGCACGGCAACGGCCAAGGCCCCGGCGCAGGCGCAGGCAAGTGGCACTCTGGGGCTGGATGGCACGGCAACAGCCAAGTCCCCGGCGCAAGCGCAGGCCACGGGCACTCTGGGTCTGGATGGCACGGCAACGGCCAAGGCCCCGGCGCAAGCGCAGGCTACGGGCACGCTGGGGCTGGATGGCACAGCGACGGCCAAGGCCCCGGCGCAGGCTCAGGCGGGCGGTGCGCTGGGGCTGGACGGGGCAGCAGCGGCGGTGGCAGAGGCCAAGGCGCAGGCTTCAGGCGCGCTTGGCCTGGGTGGCACGGCCACGGCTGTTGCCCCCTCGCTGGTCGACTATTCCACCGGGCGGCTGGCCTTTGCCGCAACCACCGCGCGGCGTGGCAGCACGCTGATTCAAGCCCGCAAGGGGCGCATCCTCAACCCGGTCCGCAGGGGCCGCATCCTGGACCTGACAGCATGAGCACGAACACGATCTTCACCATCCGCGTCGGCGACCGGAAGCCGTGGTTCGCTTACAAGTTCGGCTTCAGCCTGGCCGATGCGACGGGGGTCACCTTCTCGGCCCGCGATGCCGCGACCGAGGCGGTTTTCATCGACCACCAGCCCGCCCAGATCGCGAACGGGACCTATGACATCAACGGCGTTTCGACCGTGCTGACCCCTGCGGATGGGGTGGTCTTCTACCCTTGGGCAGCGGGTGACGTGGCCGTGGCGCGCAAGAGCTGCCTTGCCCTGTTCCACATCACCTGGCCGGGCGGCCTGGGGGAAAGCGTGCCCTCGGACGGCTACGAAAAGTTCACCATCGCCGAGAATTTCTAAGCCCTTCAGCGGGCGTTTGAGGGGGCGTTGAAGCCCCCCTTCAAAGCGGGGTCCGACTTCACAAAACCCCCACCGACCAGGTCACCCTTATGGCCGCACCCGCACCCTCGAGGGCGGTGCCAAAGTCAGTGGGAATCACCCCGAATGTCCATGTCAGAAATCTCTCCAATTCGACCGATTGCCCCCTATCTGGGCGGCAAGCGCAACCTCGCCAAGCGCCTTTGCGCGATCATCGACCGCGACAGCCACGACACCTATGCCGAGCCCTTTGTCGGCATGGGCGGCATCTTCCTGCGCCGCAGCCGACGCCCAAGGTCTGAGTTTATCAATGACCGGGGGCGTGAGGTTTACACCCTGTTCCGGGTGCTGCAGGAGCATTACGTCGCCTTCCTCGATCTCCTCCGATTCCAGATCACGACGCAGGCGAATTTCGACCGGCTGGTGGGGGTCGATCCCGAAACGCTGACCGACCTGCAGCGCGCCGCGCGGTTCCTTTATCTTCAGCGGCTGGCCTTCGGCGGCAAGATCAGCGGGCGCAATTTCGGTCTCTCGGCCGACCGGCCCGCACGGTTCAACCTGACCACGCTGGAGCCTGATCTGGAGGCCCTGCACAGCCGCCTTTCGGGGGTCACGGTGATGAACCTGGACTATGCCGCCTTCATCGACCGGCTGGACAAGAAGGGCACGCTTTTCTACCTCGACCCGCCCTATTGGGGAAACGAGGGCGACTATGGCCCCGGCCTCTTTTCCCGCGCGCGATTCGAGGAAATGGCGGACCAGCTCGGGCGGCTGAAGGGGCGGTTCCTGCTGTCCCTGAACGACCGCCCCGAGGTGCGCGAGGTCTTCGGCAGGTTTCACCTGACCGAGGTCCGGACGACCTATTCGGTGGGGTCGAAGAAGACGCTGGAAGAGGCCAGCCGGGGCGAGCTGATCATCGCGAACTGGCGCATCTGATCGACAACGCCGGGGGTGGCCCTGATCCACCGCCCCCGGTATTCTGCCCCGACAGTCCCGCTGCCAAAAGGACCGCTGCCCCGTGACTGCCCTCGCCTTGATCCTCAGCCTGACCGGAGCCCTTGTGGTCGACGGCGATACCCTGAAGCTGGACGGCCAGCGCTATCGCCTTTGGGGCATCGATGCGCCCGAGAAGGATGAACCCGGAGGCTCCGCCGCGACCCACGCGCTGCGGGCGATCATCGATGGGCAGGCGCTGGACTGCGATGTCCTGGACGTGGACCGCTATGACCGCCCGGTGATCCACTGCCTCCTGCCCGATGGTCAGGACCCCGCCTGCGAGATGGTTTCCGAAGGCCACGCCACCGATTGGCCCAAGTATTCCGGCGGCTTTTACGCGGCCTGTGAATAGCCGTTTAAACCGGCCATTAGCTGCTGCCGGAGGAAAACGCTCTTGCTGCAGACTCTGTTGTCAATCCCTGCCAACTTTGGTGGCGAGCCACATTCGGCCACATGGGTGGGCGTGGGGAAATCCGGCTCTCCCAGCCCAAGGTCGATCACATCGACCCCAGTCGCACGCAGGGCTTTCGCGGCCATGCTTGCCGCCATCGAGGCCGAAGGTTTGACCGCCGCAAGGCGGGTGGCGACATAGGTCATCTCAATGCCCCCGTCACATAGCCCTTGGCCAGATCGTTTTCGCGTTCGGCCGGGTC